GGGTGAATTAATTTCATTGGTGTTCTTATAGTACACACAATGATTTCCAAGGATCATGTGGACAGTGATGTCCATCCTAGCCAAGCGATCAAAGTAAGAGCGACGAATCCTACTCCAAACATTAAAATCAATGTTTTTCCTGTTGTCAAACGTATCGCCAAGATCAATGACTGTTTTAATTCCCTTTCTTTCAAGCGTTGGGAAAAAGATTTCTTCATAGAATTTCTCAAAGTAATTCCAGAATGCTAGAGAACCTTTACGTCCATCTAGATGCTGGTCTGTAATCAAAGCAACCGTCATAGTTTACCACCAACTACACCATCATTCAATACTCTACTCTCACCCCATCCTTCTTGTCTACCCTTGAGATAGAAATGAGTCATTCTAATACAAAGTTCTTCAGTCAAAGCAGTGATTAGCTCTTCGCCATCTTTAGCAGCACTGTGCCAAACACCGTACTTGGTTTTATAAACACGAAAGGTATCATTGATCCATTCGTGTTCAGCGATTTCTGGATGTTCACTCATCGGTTCATTCTAAGTTCAACGTTTTCTTTGATGCTACCCATGTCAGAATATGTAGAGTTCATATCATTACCATAGTCATCTGTGTGCATCACATGATCGTATCCCGTCTTTTCTAAGATCTTTTGTTTGATGTCATTCTGACGTTTCTCTTTTTGAATACGACGAAGGAAAGCGTAGTAGATAATCTGAGTGAAGTAAGCAAATGGATTCTTTGATTTTTCTGGGTCAAAGTTATTGATGTACTGAACACAGTTTTCAACGCCGTCCGAGATCATGTCCTCTCGGAAAGTATAGTTCACAAAATTGGGTTTGTAAGACAAATGTGTAGCAATCTTAAGAAAGCAGTCACCAATGTAGTGAGGGATTCTGGGACGCTGTTTACCTGCTTCTTCTGCTGCCTTAACTTTGTTTTTAAAGACAGTGATTGCTTCTAGGAAATCTTTGTTATTGACGTAATACTCTGTGTTTTTCTTTGACATAAGACATGTTTTGATTTGCTTACCGTAACAACAGTATAGTTCATTACTGGGTTCTTGTCAACCAGCTTGACAGATCCTCAGAAACTCAGTACAATAACTCTGTCAAGGGTTCAAGAGAGATATAGCTTTTAGCTTATTTTATAGATCTTTTCTAGTTTCTTTTTCATCTCACTTACTGATCCTAGATATCCCATTCTTTCATTGAGATGAGAAGGTTGTACTCTTCCTTGATCTTCTTGTTCATCAGATCCATCAACAGTAGATAGATAATATCTTTCGATGCGTTTATCTAGTTCGGACATTGTAATTACACGATCCATTGATAAAACAAACATCTTATCGTAAGTTGAATGGATCCAATCTACAAGAACAAATCCTTCAATCATTTCTCCATTTCTACGTTGTTTTATTGGTTCTACTTTTTTAGGGTTTTCAATTAACAGTTGATTTTCATCTGCCATGTAACAAACTTTGGCAACTATCTCTTCACCCGTTGTTAATTTGATTGTTGAAAAAAATTCTTCTTCCATATTATTTCAGTTTAATTGGTATTACTTCATACTTAAAATTTTCCTCCTGGTAGATCTTGATTCTTTCTGTCAAGTGATTGAGAGTATAGTTAGTTCTACTCTTGGAAGAGATATCGTCAGCGATATCGTATAGTGTTGCTATTTCTTTGCCTTCGCCTTTCCTGAGGACACGCCCAATACTTTGGAGATTACGTACCCGTGACTTACTCGGGGAAGCAAAAATAATATTGTGTAAACGTTTAATGTTGATGCCTGTAGAGAACGTTCCGTAAGAAGCAATGATGATAGCATTGTCCTGTGATTCTGTAAGCTTACGAACCTCTTCTCTATCTTCTACATCTGTACCACCATGAACAAAGAAAATCTCACGGTCTGATATATTGTTATTTATTAAATCGTAAAGTGGTTCGCCGTGTTTCTCAACATAGTTGAACAATACCAAAGTGTTACCTTCAATATCTCTTACAAGATTTTTAATTAGGTTGTTTCTTTTTTCATGTTCAACAATGTATTCCATCTCAGCATGATAATCCTCAAAGTATTTGTACTCATGTTTACACACCAGCACCTTGATACGGAACTTAGAGAGGTGTCCTTGCTTGATTAGGTCATCTGTCCTCGTCACCTTCTCACAGGCACCAAAGAGACCCTCTAGAACCCATTTATGTGTCTTACTACCATCTAGTGTACCTGTAAACCCAAAACGATATTTGGCATTATGTAGCTTAGTCATGATTCCTGTGAGGGACTTCGACTTAAATAAGTGTGCCTCATCTCCGATAACACAATCAATGTCATCAAAGTATCTCTTTGGGAATTTGTAGATGGACTGCCATGTGGAGATGATAACTGGTTTGTCAGTATTCTTATCTTTGCCCGAATAAATTGTATGACAGTATTCGTCGGCATTCCATCCATAGTCTTTAAAGTCCTTGATCATCTGTTCTACTAGAGAAGTAGTAGGAACTACAAGTAGAATCTTTTTACCCGCTGCAGCGTAATATCTTACGATACTGTAGATCATTAATGACTTGCCTGACCCAGTAGGAGACAGAAACAAACCTCTGTTGTTCTTCAGTGCTTTGTACACTGTCATGTATTGATAGTCTCTGGGTTTATACTTACAGATACTATTCATAAAATCTGCTACGCCCTGTGGAGAGACAAACCCATTGGTTTCTTCTACATCTCCATACCAGTCGTTAGACTCATACGATAAATTATATTTTCTTTCGGCACACCATTCTTTTAGATGGGGAAGTAATCCGCCATACAATTCACCTGTAGCTGGAGAGTACAGGTGAATCATACCATCCCAGTATCTAAACCTAGGTTGCCTCTTTAGGAACTTTGCCTCTGGTAATTCAAAAGAAAAGTAATCCGCTAGTTCGTGATGAACGTGTTGATCAGAATTAAGAGTGAGATAAACCTCGTTTTTCTTCTTTACAGTAATCAGGGACATTAGTTTCCATTAATAAACTTCTCCCATTCAATAGCGTTCTTCACATGATAATTTCTTTGAGAAATCATCTTTAAAACATTATCCAGAAAATGAAGCATCTGATCAATGTATTTGATTTTTGCTTCTTGGTTAATGATGTCGTCGTCCGACTCAAGATAAACTTTCATCTTGTCGGCGGTTTTAATACTTGATCCGAAAGGTTTGTCAGCGTAAACTTTTGCTTCTGCCTCCCCGCTGTAATACTCTCTTTTCTCTCGGACTAATTTACGGACTTCAAATTCCAGACTAGTTTTAATCTGTGAAAGATCTGTGTAATGGTTTAAGTATTTATTATGCTGGAAAGGGATCTCCATTGAGATCTTGCCAAGATCAGCACTGTAGTTTTTGTTCTTGAATTCAAACTCTACGTAACTGTCTTCTGCCCATTCTTGTTTAATTGTTTCAAATTTTTGATGTAGTTTGTCAAAATTCATTGAATAGCAAATGTCTCATCACGGATAGTGTACCCAGTATACTTGAAAGTGACCTGCGCTGTAAAGTATTCGATGTCATTAGATGAAGCATCGAAATTCATTTCAGATATACTGATTGGAAATAAATTTTCAAAATCAATTACATGATTGATATTGTATGAAGATGTGTAGATAAAAACTTGACCACGACTGTACTCTGGTTCTTCGGTTGGCATATGTTCTTCCGAAGTGCCGTTTTGTTTGATCCAATCGTAAATAGATTTCCAGTTAATTAACTCTTCATCAACAATAAACGTCACCGACAAGTCCCCGTATGTTACCCCGCCACCAGCTACGATAGGAAATTGACGGAACCTAGTGGGGACTTCAGTGAATGGCATAGTAACGTCAGGGAGATTGACTCGCTGACAGAAAAAATCTACCCCTCGGAACTTTTCCAGTACGAGTTTAAACCCTACTGGTGAGAGGTAGTTACGATTTCCAATTTGTTCTTTATACCATTCAGCAGGCATATGTCAACTTCCCAAGCACAAGTATTTAGGTGTAATATGCCTGGTAGTATGCTACAATACCAGAAGAAGTAGAATGACCCTGAGACACCCAATCGTGACAGCAAGTAGTAATACTTTCCATACTGTAGAGCGGTTCTCCATTTTCATTAAGTTGAGATCCAAATCTGTTTAAAAGGATACTGTAAACTTGTTCCCTTAGCTTCATCCTGTCGTCACTATAACGCCAGTCTTCATTCATCGTAGTTGTACCAGAAGTCATCCCAGTCCTCCGAGATTGCTTCGTAGATCGGGCATGGTTCCTCCATAAGAATTTCATTTTTCATTTTAGCACACCTTTCCCTGAGAATTTTTTCTTCTGGGTCAGGTAGTAAATTGTCCATGAAGTCCAGGTCTTTCATCGGGTATATTCGTTTAAAATTTCTAGAATTCTATTATAGGCAGAATGAGCACCATCGTGCCACTCTCCTCCTTTGTCTTGCTGTGATCCGTTATACAACTCTGTTTTGAGTTTATACACTCTTGCTAGTAGATCAGTTTTCGTCACGCTACCAGTTGCCATAATACCTCTTCAGCATAACACTATCTATAAAAAAAGGGGACCCGAAGGTCCCCCTGTGTTGATTTGTGAATATGGATCACATGAGGTTACGTACAAGAACACGTCTGTAGTACATGTTAACACCAGCGGTGAGGGTCTCACCGTCAGGGGTGCCGTTGTAAGCACCGTTGGTGGTAACGAATGGGTTGCTGACCATACCGTAACGAGTCTTGAAGCCAATCTTGGGCTGGAAGTTGTTAGGATCGATCGAACGAACCATCTGGAGGGGAACGTATGGGCAATAGAAGAGACCAGCGTCATAAGGCGAGGTGCCCTTATAACCCATTACGTAGTAGTGGTCATCGCTGAAGTTAGCAGAGTAAGGATCAACGTAGACCTTGATACGACCGTTGATAGTACCAACAGCGAGGTTACCAGTGTCATCAACAGTACCGATGGAAGGACCACCAGCGCCTGAGAGACCTGAGGAATAGTCAAGAACACCAGCCATGGCGAGAGCAGAAGCAACGTCAGCTGAACAGATCAGGAAGTTGCCCTTTCCTCTACGAGTGTCTTGGGCGATAGCGTTAGCGTCACGCTCGATTTGGAAGAGAAGACCTTTGAACTTCTCAACCGACCAACGAC